AAGGTAGAAGACCTTAACACAATGGCAACACGTGCTGCTAACTTTGAGAAGCTACAAGCTACTAAAGCTGTAAAAGAAGAAAGAGAAAACGCTCCAAAAGAAGTTCGTGAGTATTCTTTCCAAGAAGCAATGAACGCTGCTTACACTGGACGTCTAGAAGGTCTAGTAAAAGAAATGGACCAAGAAGCTCGTAACGAGGCTCGTTACACTGGTCAATCTTTCAAAGGTATTGCAATTCCTTCAAGTGTTTTAACTCGTGCTGCAGTAGGTACTGATGCTGGTAACGCTACTGAAGTAATGGCTTGGACTGACCAACTAGAGGCTAACTTAGTTTTAGCTTCTGCTGGTGCTAACTTCTACTCTGGTGTGAACAATATGAAGTTTCCAGTATTTAGTGCAATCAACTCTGGATTCGTACCAGAAGCTGGCGGCTCTGCTCCAGCTGCTAACGGTACTGCTTCTAGCGTAACTTTAGAGCCACATAAATTAATTTCTATTGTAAATGTTTCTGCTGAGGCTTTAGCTCAAAACTCTGGTATTGAGGCTGCTTTAAGAAGAAATATGGCTGCATCTGTAGCTGCTACTTTAGAAGCTGCTTTATTAGGAACTGGTGATGTATCAAATGCTCCAGAATCAATCTTTGCTGACGCTGCAACTGGACCAACTGCTGTAACTGCTGCTGATTGGTTAGAAATGGAAACTGACTTAATTGCTAACGGTGTACAGTTAGAAGGTGCAAGATTAGCTTACTTACTAGACCCATCTGCTTACGCTGAAGTAAAAGGATTGGCTCAAGTATCTAACGTATCTCCTATCTATGATAACGCTAGAAAAGAACTTAACGGTTACTTCTCTTTCGTATCTCCAAACGTAGGAAACGGTGGAACTGCTGGTAAAGACCACGCTCTATTCGGAGACTTCTCTAAATGTCATATCGCTCAGTTTGGTGGACTAGATATTCTAGTAGACCCTTACACTGACGGTGGTATTGGACAAACAAGAATGATTGTTACTTCTTTAGTTGATGGAGACTGTGTACAAAATGACACAGCATTCGTTAAATTAATCGAGGCTTAATTATATTTTTAATTGGTGGGAGGGTAAAACCTCCTACCATTTATTTTTTAAAATGGAATACTACGACTACAACTTTAACACTTTACGAGGGACTAACTATGTACCTTATGGTAAGTTAGTACTAAAGACTGGACCAGCTACTACTGCAATATCTTTAGCAGAGGCTAAGGCTTTTCTAAGAGTTGATTCCGATTATGACGATGACGATGCTTATATCACTTCGTTAATAGGTGTTGCTACAAATGTAGTAGAACAGTTTACTAGACGTAGATTAATCACACAAACATATAATATTTACTACGATGAGTTTCCTCCTTATATGGATTTACAAGTAGGTAACGTAGCTAGTGTTACTCACGTTAAGTATTATGATACCGACAATACATTACAAACTCTTGACACATCTGAATACGATGTTGATATAAGAGTAAAACCAGGAAGGATATACCAAGCTGAAGACGGTAACTTTCCAAACACTTACGAACGAGCTAACTCTGTAGAGGTTGAGTTTATAGTAGGTAGTGCAGCTTCTGATGTTGAAGATGCTATAAAACAAGCTATGTATATTGTAATAGGAAGATATTACGAAAACCGACAAGACGTGGTAATGGGTACACAAGTAAACGAATTGCCATTAATGGTTGAACATTTACTAACTCCTTACCGTTTGCTAGAACTATGATAATAGGTAAACTAGATAGAAAACTAAAGCTCTATACACAAACTTACTCTACTAACGCTTATGGCGAGAGAGTAGTTTTAGATAATAGTTATGTAACTATATATGGAGACTTTGACTTTAAGTCTGGTAATACTACCTATGATGCTGACGATTTAATCAACTCGCAGACTATAGAGTGCTTAATAAGATACCGAACAAACATAGGCACTACTCCACAATACTTTATTCAGAATGGCTCTACTAACTATTCTATAAAGGCAATAAAACAAGTAGGCAATAGAAAGGATGCAATGATACTTACGTTAGAGAAAAATGACGTAGTAGACTTATCTACAGTTGCTCCTAATCAATTTGTATTTACAATAGATACTGCTAACCTTTCTGATGGCTCTACACTTAACACACAATTTAAACTACCTACCGTAGCTTCTGGCTCTTATAATTGTACAGTACTATGGGGAGATGGTAGTAGTAGCACAATAACTAGCTACAATCAAGAAGAGATAACACACACTTATAGTAGTGCTGGAGAGTATCAGATAAGCATAGAGGGAACTATACAAGGGTGGCAATTTAATAATACACAAGATAGGCTTAAAATACTTAACATAAGTAACTGGGGTACTTTAGACATATCTACTAATAAAGCATTCTTTGGATGCTCTAATTTAGAAGCTAACGCTACTGACTATCCTACAATATCTACAGGTAGTTTTGAAAGTATGTTTGAAGGTTGCACTAACTTTGATGGCGTAGTAGATGAATGGAATGTATCTGGTGTTTACTCCTTTGATAAAATGTTTAAAGACTGTTACTCTTTTGACCAGCCATTAAATAGTTGGAATACAGAAAACTCTGGTAGTTATGTTTCTGTGTTTGAAAACTGTTTGACATTCAATCAAGACTTGAGTAATTGGCAAGTAGAAGCAGTTGTAAGTATGAGTAGAATGTTCTATAACTGCGTACAATTTAATGGAGAAATATCTTCTTGGTCTATAGCAGATACTGAGAATATGAGCGAAATGCTCTTTAATTGTGATAGGTTTGACCAATCACTAGCTAGTTGGATGATACTTGAAGTAACTGACTTTACTAACTTTATGCAGAACGCTAGTGGCTTATCTAATGCTAACTACGATGCAACTCTTATAGCTTGGTCTGATGGTCGAGCTAATGATGATATAAATATAAACTTTGGAGGTAGTCAATATACATTTAGTGCATTCTATTCTAAGCAAGAATTAATAGAAGACTTTAACTGGACTATAATAGATGGTGGTATATTTGACCCAACACCAGCTCAGTATATTAGCGTACTAGATACAAGAGTAGTAGCTGCTGGAGGCGTAATGGAAAACACTACAGATACACTAGCATTCTTAAATGAACTTAACGAAATAACATAATGGCAGAGGGACTACTAGACAAAGCGAATATAATTTTAACTCCTACTGGTTATAAGGCTGGTACTATGTATAACGTAGCACCTATAGAGCAGCCATATGAGGACTTTGACTTTGCTAGAGCTAGTGTTGCTAGTAGAGTTAATTCTAGTGGCTTAATCGAGATGGTAGGTAGAACTCTAGGAAGTAACTTAGTACAGAACGGAGACTTTAGTGAGTTAGGTAGTGAGTTAGTTACTAATGGAGACTTTGCTACTGATAGTGATTGGACTAAAGGAGCTGGTTGGAGTATCTCAAATGGTAAAGCATCAAGAACTGCTCAAGGCGGCTCAACAAGTATATATCAAAGTGTTTCTTTTACTGCAAACAAGTCTTATAAAATTACATATGATTTAGATATTAGTGCTGGGTCATTCTTATTAAGAATTGGAGGAGGTACTTTAATAGATACTGCAATGCGAACAACAAGCGGCACTTACACAGAATATATAGTTGCTAACTCTGGTAATAATTTATTAAATTTAAGGGCGATAGATGGTGCATTTGTCGGCTCAGTAACTAACGTATCAGTTAAAGAACTAGACCCTAATGACTATTGGAGTTTACAAAATGGTTGGAGTTTAGGAGATGATGAAGCTGTATTTAGTGGTACAGTAAGTGCATATAGAAAATTATATCAAACTAACTTTATAACAATAGGTAAAACCTATCAACTTAGTTTTGAAATTACTTCTATAACTGCTGGTAGTATTGCAAACTTAGAGCCAGGCTCTCCAAGTTTTGATACGGTTGGAGTCAAGACACAAACTTTTGTAGCTACTTTTGATGATTTATATTTAGAGCCTACTACTAATGCTAACTTAACAATAACCAACATAGTAGTACAAGAAGTAATAGACACCAACAACATTCCAAGAATAAACTATGATAGTAATGGAGAGAATGGGCATTGGTTGTTAGAGCCTACTTCTACTAATCTTGTTCCTTATAGTGAGGATTTTAGTCAGTGGATTGATGCAGGTACAACAACAGTATTATCTAATATAACAAACCCAAGTGGAGGATTACAAAGTTACTTGCTTTCTGCTTCTTCTTCAAGTACAAATGCTTTAAGATATGATTTATCCTTTTCTGCTTCTACCAATTATAGTTATTCTTTGTTTTTTAAAGCTGAAACAAGTCAAGAGGTTAGAATGCAGGTTTATGATGGAAGTTCTTTTTTTAGATTAGCAGTAAATCCCTTAAATAATTTTGAAATTGTAGACCAATCTTCTATTAATTCTTATTTGATTGAAGATTTTGAAAATGGTTGGAAGAGGGTTTCTATTAATATTACATCATCATCAAGTGCTTCAAATGGTTATTTACAAATTTACCCTGATAGAACAGGAAATTTAAATGGTGTCTACATCTACGGCGCACAAGCTGAAGCCTTGTCCTACAGTACATCGTACATACCAACACTAACTGGAAGTACAGAGACAAGAGCTACAGAGACTGCAACTGGTGCTGGTAGTGCTGACTTAATAAACTCAACAGAGGGTGTGTTATATGCAGAGATAGCTGCACTAGCAGATGATGGTACTAGCAGACAAATTTCTTTAAGTAGTGGCTCAAGTGCAACAAACAAAATATCTTTAATTTACACTTCAACATCTAATCAATTACAAGCATTTGTAAGGTCAAGTGGTTCAATCGCATTTAATGTTAGTGAAATTTTATCTGATACATCTGAATTTAATAAAATAGCTTTAAAGTACAAACAAGATGATTTTAGTTTATACGTTAATGGATTTGAACTTGCAACTGACACGAGTGGTAATGCACCAAGTGGTTTAAATGTTTTAGATTTTGATGATGCTGATGGTACAAGTATTTTCTACGGCAAATGCAAAGCACTAGCAGTATTTGATGAAGCACTAACAGATGATGAACTAACAGAACTAACAAGCTAAGATATGTCTAAACTAAGAATGACAGAAATATGCTACCCAGAAGTAAAGAGCTACTTTATTGTATGGAATGATAAAAGAGAAATTGTTTCTTGGGGTGCATTAGAAACCTACCAATGTATAGAAACTAAGTGGGAAGACGTAGATATGTACACAAGCGAGTTAGACTGGGTAAATGTATTAATAGATAACGGTATAAATCCTTTTGACTACTAATGGCTATAGGCACTACTAAAATATTAAGAGGTAATCAAGGAGGTCATTCTGGCTTTGTTACAGCTACTATTGATGAGAGAGAGCTAAGGTCTTTGATTAAGGACTTAGAGAGCCTTAATATGTCTGATAGCAAGAATAAAACTATCTTGAGACAAGGTATGCGAAAAGCTGCGAAGCCTATAAAACAAGAGTTAAAAGACTTAGTACCTAAGAAGAGTGGTCAGCTAAGAAAGTCTCTAGCTGTAATTAACGGTAAGAACAGAAGAGGTAGACCACCAGCAGTATATATTGGACCAAGAGTTAAAGGTGCTTATGCTGATATGAAAAAGACTGGATTCTACTTTTACTTTTTAGAGTATGGATTTAGAGGTATTCCAGGACTTAGAATGTTAGATAGAGCTGCAATGAATAAAGGTAGCCAAGCACAAAATGACGTAATAAACCAAGTAAAAAAGCTCATTGATAAAAGAATGAAGTAATGGAGATAGGTAAAGTAGTATATAATATTTTAGGAAACGATGGCAATGTAAGTCCATTAGTAACTACTGATGGCAATAAGCGTATATTCCCATCTAGGTATAACTTTCCTACACAAAGTAAATTGCCTTATATTACTTATCAAATGGTAGCAGATATACCTAACAATACTAAGAACGGTGTAAGTGAATACGACTATGTAACCGTACAGATAAGTATGTATCACAATAACTACGCTGACTTAGTAGCTTTAGCTGGACACGTTAGAACGGCTCTAGACTACGTTAGTGGCACTTATAGTGGTGTAGTAGTAGACAAGATATTCTATGAGTCTCAAGACGAGCTATACGATGATAGTGCTGGTAGTTTAGGCTTTTACGGTATAAGACAAGATTACAGATTTAACATAAATAGATAGATATGTATAAGATAAAATTGAAAAAAGATATTGAGTTTCGAGGTGTAGAATACATCAAAGGCGAGACTTATGAGGTTGGTAGAAAAGAGCGTAATCATTTCGCTAATGAAGACGCTATTGCAAAGCCGACAAAGAAGAAATCTAAGGAAGTCGAAACTTCAAAAGATTTAGATAACTAGTTATAAATTTTAAATAAAAAAAAATGGCAATTTTTAATGGAACGGATTTAATCCTAAAAGTAAGTCCTTCGGATGGAGGAGCTGATGCGAAGCTAATGCATTCGCAAAATGTAAGTTTAAGTATTAACGTAGACCCTATAGACATCTCTAACAAAGATTCTGCTGGATTTAGAGACATCATTGGTGGTCAGAAGAGTTTTAGCCTTAGTGCTGATGGTCTTATGGACTTTAATCCAGCGACTGCTGCTGATACTGAAGTAGATGAATTGACTACACAAATGTTAGACAGAACTGCTGTAACATTTACATTCACTCTATCTTCTACTGCTGCTGGAGACTATTTCTATAGTGGCTCTGGATTTGTTACAAGTCTAGAAATTTCTGCTGGTACTGAAGATGCACCTACTTACTCTTGTTCAATCGAGGGAACTGGAGCATTAACTGTAACAACTGTATAATCCTTTTGTTGGTTGGGGTATGGGCTTCGGCTCTGCTCCAACTAATAAAACTAATAACCAACAAAATGTACGAAATAGTAATAATAAACGGTAAAGACTACCCAGTTAGATTTGGGATGAATAGTCTAAGAAACTTCACTAAGGCAACTGGTAGAAGTTTACAAGATTTAGACAAGCTAGGAGAGGGAATGAGTTTAGATGATGCTTGTCAATTAATTCTAGCTGGTCTACAA